CGTCGAACATCCACTAAACGCTAAGTGGGAAATCCTTGACGCGGCCGCTGGTGAGCTAGATATATCGCCACGACGTAAACGGCTAGCGATTATTGGTGGGATGCCGTTACGGTATGCGTTGCCGTTTGATGATCCAGACCTTGAAGTGTGGTCCTGTAATCTGGTGATGTGCCTTGACCCACAAGAACAATTGCGTGCTGACAGGTGGTTTGAATTGCATCCGATGTCCGTGCAAAACGAAGACGATATGCGATGGATACATGAAAATCCTAGACCGCTCTACACGTTGGCACATGAGCCAGATTTATCCAATGCCTTGAAGTTCCCAATGGACAAGATCGAAGCGATGGGATTCGCGGATTATTTCTCCTGTACATTTTCCTATCAGATAGCACTGGCAATGGTGGAAGGCTTTGAGGAGATCGGGCTGTATGGTGTGGACTTGGTGTTCGGTAGTGATCGAGAACGTGAAGTGGAGCTTCCATCAGTCGCTTACTGGCTTGGACTCTTTCAGGGTCACGGTGGTCGAATCGCCTTCCCTGACCATAGCTCGACTCTTCATCACCCACACCGCTACGGCTATGAGTATTGGAAAGAAAAGCGGTGGACTGAGCAACGAGTCAGAAATCTAAATCTTGACCGTACCTCACACGTTGAACAGGTCAGGCAACTTATTGCTCGCGGCCAAGATGGTCGCACCGTAGGCAACTGAACAACCGAATGCCTAGCGGAGTCTTGGGCCATCGTTGGATGTTTCCGATGCTTGATTGTCGTGTGTATGACGGCGATACGCTGATGGAATTACGACTTGACTTAGGGTTCAGTGCCACTCTAACAGTCACAGGCAGACTCTACGGTATCAATACGCCGGAAGTTCGTGGTCCTGAACGTGACAGAGGAATCGTTTCGCGTGACTGGTTGATAAAGGAAATGGACGAAGCTGATGACGTCTTGATTGAAACACGCCCATCAGGTGAAAAGGCTCAAGGCAAGTATGGCCGCTGGTTAGTGACGGTGTGGGCTGATGGTGTGAATTTGAACGAGTCAATGGTCGAAGCAAGGATGGCCGAGAGAGCTACTTACTAGATGCCAAGTCGAACGGCGTCTGTTGCGAAGGCAGTACAAACAGAACTCAAACGCTGGCAACCCTTGATTGACGAATCCACAGACCTGCGACAGGTTCATATTTCAGTGCGGTTGCGTCCCGGTTCGTGCGATACGCGGTCAGTGGTGGTGGGTATGGAACACGAACGCTCAACAGAATCAAACAATGACGACGGATAAACATTGACAGGATAGTCGTGTTTGAGGCAGAATATCTATCAGTTCTGCTCTCCGCACGAGGATGAGGCTTGCGGTGGAGATTGACGTACTGTCAATCTGTGCCGCTTTTTTTGTGTCTGAATATATATGAGCGACCATCACATGCCCACAGTGCTTGATCTAGCCGATTGGAAGAAACGAGTCCAAGGTGGTGACGATGGCACGCAAACGATTGTCAGAAAACAAGCCATCGCTAATGCAGAAGATGTCGGTCAACGCCAGATTAAGTTCACCATCTCGACAGGTGACGTTGACCGTGAGAACGACCGACTTCGATCTGATGGATGGGTGTTGAATGCGTATCGCAAGAATCCGGTGGTCATGTTCGCGCACGACTACAAGCAACTCCCTGTGGCGAGAGCCGTATCCATTGAAGAACACGAAGGCACACTCGTCTCGACGGCTGAGTTTGCAACGGCAGACCTGAATCCGTTCGCCGATACGGTGTATCGGATGATCAAGGGCGGCTTCTTGAATGCGGTGTCTGTTGGATTTAGGCCCCAGAAGTTTAAGTCCACCGAGCGAGACAACGGTCAGCAAGGGTTCGACTTTGAGGAACAAGAACTCCTTGAATACAGCGTGGTTCCGATTCCGGCCAACCCTCACGCCCTCATCGCCGCCTCAAAAGACGGTATCGATGTCGAGCCAATCACGGCATGGGCGAAGTCTTGGCTGACACAAGCTGAACCTGCACCAATTGAATGCAAAGGGATGGTGCCTGATAACCCTCAGAAGTATGGGCTGGCCCCTATGAATGAAGCATGGAGTCGGCCATCACTGAGAGAATTTACGTCTGACTCTTGGGATTCAGTCGATGCGGAAAAACGACGAGCCATCGCCCGTCATTTTACCTATGCGGTGGACATGCCTCCATCGAACTACGGTGACATGAAATTACCGCATCATCGCGCACAAGGAGCCGATGTCGTGTTTCGGGGCGTAGCAGCAGCGGCGGGCCGACTCGACCAGACTGAGTTCACGTCTGATGACTTCGGAAAGATTCGCTCACACCTGGCGAACCATTACAAAGAATTCGACCGCGTGGCTCCGTGGGAACGCGATGCAGAGTCATGGAAGAAGTTTATTGAAGCCAGAGACACCAATTTTCACACCACGCACTTCATAGACATCAGCGATATCGAATTGTGCGACCTCTTTCGGACGCATGGCTTCACTGATGAAGCTGACGCACTGATAGTCCGTGAGCCTGAGACCACGAGTGAAACTATGCCACAAGAATCTTATACGTCAACGTCGTCACACAATAAAGCTGAGGAAATTCCAGAATCTCACAAAGATGAAATGAATGAATTCCTCGATGAAATTCGCAAGGAAATGAATAACATCAAGGTGGCGGTCAGAGAGACAATCAAGAATGTCGACCGTTTCCAGAACACCTTCCGGTATGTCGAAGGGTCTGGTCTTTACACTGACAAACCAAAACCAAAGAAAGAAGCGGTGGTGGGGGAAGATAATGTTGACGATGAGTTTATTGATGTCGTCGATGACGAGTCTGACCCTCAGATCGACATCGATCCCGTCATGTTGAGGGATGCCCTTGTCCATGCCACGACCGACACCGTCGCGCGAGTTGTAGACAAGGAAGTTCGAGCAATGGTCAACCGTGCATCGGGTCGCGTTGACTGACTAATTACGAGAGGTGAATCACATGCGATTGACTAGAGATGAGCTAACCGAACACATCAAGGAGCAGGTTGTTCCGCAGATTAAGGACTTCTGTGACAGTAATGTGGCCGAGCTAGTACGAGAGAACATTGAGAAAGCGGTGGCCCCGATTCGGGAACGGACGGAGGCATTGACGACACAGGCTATCGCCAGGTCCAGTGTTCCGAAAAGACGGGAACGGACAAAGGGTGAGGCCCTCGCACGGTGTATTCGAGCAACGGCGTGGGCCAAGCTCAACGATGCTGGCGTTGATGGCGCAATCAGCCAACTCAAACGGTGGGGCGATGATGACCTTGCTGAACGATGGCTAGAGGCGCGAACCAAAGCATTATCGGCAGGTGACGCAGCCAGTGGTGGATTCCTTGTGCCAGAGGAATACAGTAGTGAACTGATCGAACTCCTTCGCGCACGGTCTGTCGTGCGAGCGATGGGTACGACCACGATTTCCATCTCAGGTTCGGGAACGCTCAATATCCCGAAGCTCGCTAGTGGTGCCTCTGCCGCCTACATTGGCGAGAACACGAACATCGGTCAAAGCGAACAAGTGTTCGGCAACCTGAAGCTGTCATTCAAGAAGCTGGCGGTGCTAACACCAATCAGCAATGACCTGATTCGCTACAGTTCGCCGGGGGCAGACCAAGTGGTTCGGACTGACCTGGTTGAAGCCATGCGAGTCAAAGAAGACCAAAAGTTCATCAGAGGCGATGGCACTGATGGCGCACCTCGTGGACTCCTGAGTTGGTGTACGGGTGGCAATAAGATCGCCGCCGATGGAACGGTCAGTCTGTCGAACACGTTCCAAGACCTCGGTAAACTGGTCTTGGCATTACAAGAAGGCAATGTGCCGATGACGAGTCCCGGTTGGCTATTTGCACCGCGCACCGAGCAGATGTTGATGACTGCGTTGAATGCGAATGGCGTTCCGGCTTTCCGTGATGAGATGGCTGGAGGCACGTTGTGGGGCTTCCCATTCCGAAGCACCACCAGTATCCCGATCACGCTTGATACCACTGGTGCTGGCAGTAACGACGAAAGTGAAATCTACTTCGTCGATTTCAGCCAAGCAGTCATCGGTGAAAGTTCATCACTACAGGTGAGTGCAAGCGACACAGCCGCCTATCACGATGGGTCAAATGTCATAGCGGCATACTCACAAGACCAGACAGTTGTTCGTGCGATTTCGGAGCATGACTTCGGGATGCGACACGATGCGGCTATCGCCATTCTCACTGGAGTGGATTGGGCACCGGGAGCGTTCTAATTAGCACTGAATAACGGAGAGGTTGAATCATGATTAATAGAGGATTAAGTCAGACAGCGCAGTTCTCAGTGCTAGAACATCACACGTTCGACGCGAGTTGCGGAAGCGTGAACGGTTCCAGTACTGGCAATGAGGTCATGGGCCTCATCGTTGACCGAGTAGGTCTTGGCAATAGCTTCAATTCTGCGAAGGCAGTAATGACGGCTGTTGGCGAGATTGGGACTACGACTAAGGATAGCGGTTTCGTCGGCTTCCAAGTCAAGATGATGCACTCATCGACCACGTGTATCGGAGACTTCAACGAGCTATCGACGGCAGACCGCAAGGGTATGCAGGGCTTGTATATTGTCACCAACACGACCGCGACAAGCACGGGCAACGCTTCAGGTCGGATGTCCACGAGTGCCGGTGTTTCCACCAGCACTGGAACGGCCGTCTGGTATGGCGATCTTGGAACGTATGCGCTGACAGGCGCACAGCGATTCTTGAGTGTCAATCTGATGCCGGAAGTTCACGCTTCATCGTCAGGTGGTAGCGTCCTTCGGATCGCTGGTTCGTTGGCGTTAGGTGATGCGGCAGAGTCGTTGCCGAATAGCACGTCAACCGGTGTCGTGATTAAGACAACGGCATAGTGAAGTGCTAGACTTTGGCGATGAGGGTTATTGTTGTCGGAAGAGCGTTAGCGTTAGACGGTATTCACTATAGTTGCGGTGAAGCTCTTGGTGTTGATGATGACGTAGCGGAATCTCTGATCCAGAGTGGTCGTGTCAAAGCGACTGCTCTGCGATCAGATTCGTCAGTCCACACCACCGCACCACTTACCCCACCGAAACATCGACAGGCGCGAGTGCGTCGTCGTGTCTCTACCGCCAAACGTAAAGGAAACCAATGAGCAGTAATGTCACTGATGCAACGACTGAGAGTACTGGCGTCAATCCAGACCATCCGTGCGCGGCCCATCCGAAACTCATTGATGGTGATGAGGCCATTGTCGAAGTCAATCCACCGCGATCAGAAGTTGCTATCTGTGGATTCGCTTCTAGCACACGACACCTGATTCCTATTAATGATAAGCGTGTCGAGATATGGGGGTTGAACCAACTGTATCGGCATATCGACCGAGCCGACCGATGGTTCGATATTCATCGCAATTGGACAGAAGATAACGTGGAAGGCACTGATCATCCGAAGTGGCTGAGTGAGTGCGGTATTCCTATCTATATGGTGGAGAGGAATCCAGACCTGACGACCTCTGTTCGGTTTCCGATTGAACGCATGATCGCGTCGGCATCTGACTACTTCACCTCGACCGTTGCCTATATGTTGGCCTTAGCAATCAGCGAAGGCTTCAGCAAGATTCACCTATACGGGATTGATTTGGTGGTTGGCACAGAATACGAAGTACAGAAAGCCTGTGTGGAGTTCTGGCTTGGTGTGGCTCACGGCAAAGGGATTGACCTTGATATTCCCAAGGCGAGTGCATTACTGACACAGACGCATCGCTACGGCTATCAAAAGACCCCTGATACTGGCCCGATGCCAAACTTGCAAGAACTTACCGACAGAGGCGACGCACTGAATAGTGCCAAGTCTAAACATATGGCGAGTGCCGCCACGCTCGATGGCGCGTTGCAAGAGATTGAATATCTGAAACAGATCGCACAGCTACGCGCCCGGGGAGCGAGAATCCCCATTATGACGGAGCAGTGAAGTGATCACAGTATGCGCCAGTTCAACGAACGAACTCATCGGGACGATGGACGAACTGATGCGTGTAATTGGCGTGACTGCGAGTTCCTGTGGGATAGACGAAGCCCATCTCGCCGCCAGTCGATGGACGGCTAATTATATCGGCCAACCCCTACATCGAGCCGTCTATTCTGAAACCGTCAAGGCATTTGGCGGTTTGAATCTTTCGCTTTCCAGAACACCAATTCGAGGTGTGCGGCGTGTGTTTAGTGCTACCGATACGGGTGACGCCACTGAACTGTGTAGCACAGATTATCGCGTTGATCAGGATGGTGGATTCTTAAACCGAGATCGAGGATGGGCGTGGACAGCACAGAATTATTGGAACATCACCTACACCCCGATTCCCAATTCCGAAACCGCCCCGTGGCTAGTGGAATACGAAGCCGGATTCCTGAATACAAGTGGGTCGAGTTCCACCGACACTGATACCTACGCGGTGACATCTACTGATGCAACGATGCCGCAGGAAATTATTCGCGCCACCATGATTAAGGCACGTCAGCTATATATCAACGCTGAGGGCGTGGTGAAAAGTAAGAAGGTTGGAGACTTGTCTATCACCTACGCCACCGAAGGAACGGAAGACGTGGCGACGCAGTTGATCGATCCGTGGAAGCGGTACTTCTGATGTCTGTGAGCCGATGGTTCGACATGATGCCGCAGACGGTCAGCATAGCCACTAGAAGCTCTTTGAATGACTTTGGAGAGCCTTCTTTTGGTGCAGACGTGTCCTATAAGGCTCGTATCGTTGGACGGGCTGAGAACGTCGTAGATTGGACGGGACAGGAAGTGTTCTCAAGGTCGCACATCTATCTCGGCAGCAACGCGAAGATTGGGGCTGGCGATCGTGTGACGCTCTCAACTGATGATGTGGCCTCGACAGGACAAGAGATTGTGAGTCCGACTATTCTGGCGGTGAACCATGTGCCTGACCAGACCGGATTCCATCATACGAAGATTTGGCTGAAATAATGGCAACCAAAGGAAAGAGCTTCACGGTGACGGGTGTCAGTGACGTGATGAAGAACTTGAATAAAATCAAACACCTAACTCCCACCGTGATTGGACAGGCTCTCTTCAGCGAGGCTGAGTTGATTATGACAGCCTCGAAACGAATCGTGCCTTGGGACAAGGGTGATCTCGCTCGGAGTGGACACGTCGAAAAACCGAAACACAGTGGAAAGACGGTTAGTGTGGAGATGGGCTATAACACCGAGTATGCGATGTTCCAGCATGAAGGTTTAGAACTGAAACACAAAGGGAGAGGCCAGTCGAAATATCTTGAAAAGCCTCTCATGGCTGTGAAAAACACCATCGCCACTAAAGTTGCCAACCGCATCTATAAAGGCTGGACGAAAGCACAGTTGGCGAACAAATGACTTCCACTTGCTCTGCCACGATTGCTTTCTCTTCACGCACTGACACCATCATGCGTAAGATGGTGAGTGAGTTGAAAGACTCAGATGATCCGGTTCTGTGTGGGTTGGTCTATGACCATTTCCTCGTGGCGGCGATTGCGGTTGATCGGTTGTTCTACACGGACAGTCGGGGCGACATGGAACTCACACCGTATGCAGAACTGGTGGCTCTTGAAGTGACGCACTTGGCTCATTCGACTGAACGGGATGTGACACCCAAGGCCACACAGGAGCAAGCGTTGGATGTGATGCGTTTGGCAGGATTTGGGGCGGTCTGACGATGGCCTTACTGTTGACTGACATGGATGATTATTTGACGACCTCTGGCGTAACGACTGCCATCTATCGAGGTCGGCAACCTAGTGATCCGAGTACCGTCGTGACGATTTACGAGACAGGTGGATCGCCCCCGGTGCATGGCATGGGTGGGTCGCCGGGAACTGCGTTAGCCGAACAACCCTCGATTCAAGTCGTCACTCGGTCCACTAGTTATTCGACGGCCCGAACAACCGCCGACCAGTGTTTCGATTTATTAGACGGGCTGTACCAAACGACTATCAACGGCACACGCTATCTCTATGTGGAGGCGTTACAGTCGCCGTTCATGCTTGAACGTGACGATCAGGAACGGACACGGATTGCCTGTAATTATAGGATCGTGAAAGACCTCACGGCTTAGGATATAACTATGGCTACTTTGATCTA